TTGGTGTTTGGAACATATCTCTTGAGTGCGTTGTAGACCTTACTCCATTTCTCAAATGAATCTGGCATCGCTCTGAGAGCCTCAAAAGCTTCTGGATGATGAAATTCTAAATAGTCGACATTATCTTGAGAGGTGACTTTCTCGAAATCAGGAAATATACCTTTCAACTTAGCAGGTTGATTTTTCAGATCTTCTTGCGCGCGGTCTTGTTGATATTTGATATCGCGCTTGTGAATGGCTGCATCTATACGCTTTTGGATCTCATCTTCTTCTTGAGGTTCGGAGTTGGATTGATTCGGTTGAGGTTTATTAAGGACTGCTTCTAAAGCTGCCTTGAGCGCTTCAGCTTCTTCTTCTTTAGCTTTCATTCGAATATCGGAGACTTCTTTTTCCTTGCGTTCTTTGTCACGCACTTCTCTGAATTTACGCCAGTTGATTTGATCGGGTGTTTCGTTTGTGTTTTCAACAGCAACCGGAGCTGCAACGACGGGTGTTTCCGTTTTGATTAAATTATCATTATTGGTAGGATTTGTTTTTTCTTCCATTATTAACCATATTAAGAGTTTATGAACCAAGAAAACGAAACACCTCAAGATGTTCCCAGTGATAAGGATCTTGCCAAAGATCACGATTATAAAAAAGATTTAGCTCACTATAGAAACATTTTGCAGTATATGGCATCAAACGTTCCCATCGGCTGCCTATGTTTGCCTAAAGTCATCGAGCGTAGCTTGGCCAAGGAAGGCTGCCTTCGAGTCTACGATCTGATTAACAGAGATCTTAGAGAAATCAAAGGGCTTGGTAAAAGTCGAATCGAGCTTCTTACATCCCGCTTGGATGAGTTCTTCTGTGTGAGCACTTAAATATTCTGATTCGGATTCTAGACCAATATTATTCCAAGTACGGATAGAGTCGTGAAATATTCCCGAAAAGAATGTGTCACACCAACGCTTAGTGTCTTTCCATTGAGGGGCTACATATTTCATCTCTGAAACGATGGCCATAACCTTTGGATTGGGAAGAGACCACAAACGGGCAATTGTATTGGTAAACTTATCATAATGAAAAACTACCTGATTTGGGCGCGGATTGGGAAGATAAGGCCATGCATAGAATTTGCGACGTGTCACTCCCAGAATCAAACAGTCTGTAGCAATCACCATCGCAACGCAAAATTCAGGCTCGTCGATAAGATCATAATGCGCATCGATACACTTCCAGACTTCAGGAAGAATATCATCGCATAAAGAATGCCCAATCTCATCAGGATCATACTTTGTATTATCCCGTTGAGCATTGAGCGACTGTTCACCGACGGTCACACGCGCAGACATCAATAATCTTCGTCGTTGATCTTCTTGTGAGTCGTCGAACGAGTCTTTGCTTTCTTAGGATTAAATGCTTCTCCGCCGTCTTTACGCATCGCCTTAGAGGGCTCATTCATACTGTAATGGGTCTCGTAAGGTACTTTGGGCAGAGCATTAGCGGGTTTTTTCTTGTGCATATTATCTCACTTCTTTTTTTTATTGCTTTTGCCAGCTTTAGACATTGCAATGGCAATCGCTTGCTTCTCAGGCTTTCCAGATCTTCTTTCGACGGATATATTCTCAGATATGACTTTCTTCGAACTACCTGATTTTAAAGGCATAATCTCTCTAGTCCTTCACACGGTTCTTTTTGACGTAATCTGCAAGTCCTGATGATCTTTTGTCAAGATCTCCTGGGTTCCCCATCTCTGAAGAATACTTAAGATTGCTTGTTGCTCCAAGTTTCCCTTGAGCTACTTCGGAATGAGATTTAATCCCGATTTCTGATTTTTTTCCTTTGTCTGCCATGATACACCTTCAAATATTTGGTTGGTTTGAACTTAGTTTTACTAAATTAGCCATTTCTAAGCCAGTACGGAATTGTGAAAACTCCATATCTTCAAGAGCAATCATCTCTCGTACTAAGGCTAATTCGGCTTCCTTCTCTTTGTATTTTGCATTAGCTTCAATCTCATCAATGCGCGCTGTTTTCTCACGAGCAGATGCTTGGAGATCCCCTTGACGAGCTGTTTCAGTCTGTGATTTAGCTTGCATCTCCATGATTTTAGCTTCATCCATTTTAGCTTGCTGCTGAGATTGTGCTTCTTGCTGTTTCTGTTGCTGTTGGGATTGTTCCTGCATCTCTTTGAGGACTTTATCTTTATTGGTGATAAAGGCTACGCGCATAATCGATGCATCTGCAATCGGCATTCCGATTTCTCTGAAGTGCAAGAGCTGCTGAAGTTCTGTTTGCCTTTGGGAAGTGGAGTAGTTTCCTTCCTCGACAGCAAGAGAGTAACGAAGAGACTTGGAGCTAAAGAATCCTTTCTGAGGCTCTTTACCAAGGATTTTCGTGACCTTTGCTTTTGAGAAATTCTTACGGATTGCTTGTATCCTAATCTCTCCGAAAAGACGCTGCGTGTAGTCTAGCTTATCGAATAGGGTTTGAAGAGTCACAAGACCGGCGCCTTGACGTAACATCGAAAGGATACCGGACTTATCATCAGTAGCTGCGCCCAGTAATTCTTCGTTCACGCCGCTGATCTTAGAAATGTCTTCTGATAAAGATCTGGAGAGCTCTAACATGGATGGCGGTATGGAAGGAGCCTCAATGCGTTGAATCTCTCCAGGAAGATGGCCTGCTTTTAAAGGGACTAAGAAGCCCTGGCCAGATTGTCTAAATGCTTTCGGGTCCACCACCGCATCGATGGGGTAAATCCATCCTGAATTGATTTGAGATTGCAAGATGTCCATCTCAATGGTCTTGCGCATATTATAGAGCCAATTCACATCTCTAAGATTTCTGACTACACCAGTGATCTTCCAAGCATACGACTGCATATCAGGTTCATGGTAACAGAGTGTTGGGACCATCGGATATCGGTCTATATTGAGAAGATTAGGGCCATCGTAGAGGATTTTATCTCCTACAGAGACGCACAATTTAACCGTAGGGATTTGCTTTTTATGCATCTTAAGCCAGGGCTGTGCTTGCATAATTTCCTTGAGCTCATCCTCGTTATCTACTCCCTCATCGACCTCAAACTCAGTATTATCACCAGTATAAGGATCAAGAAGAAGGGTTGCTTCTCGAGTAGATCGATAATAGAATTGATCATAGGCCAGTAGTTTGTTAACATCTAAATTCATCAGTTCGGCTTGGAGAGGAAAGCGTCCGTCTTTAGCTCCCATAGATTTTAATCCATCGATCTCTTTGGCATGCCCAGGGAGAAGCGCGCGAGCACCTGCCTTAGTTACCCAACGTCTTCTCCAAATGGCAGTACAGTCGGAGAGATCCTGTTTGCGAAAGTATGTGTCCATCAGGAAATTACAGTACGCTACTTGATCGGTGAACAAATCACCTGATACAGGATCCAAAGTATAATCCATTTCAAGACACAATAGGTTGATACCAGTCGTGCACGCACCTTCAAAAGACTGCGAAATATATTCCTGGAACCCATCTCTATTCTCTGTCCACTTCAGCACGGCATTATAATCGTCGGCTAAACCGTCCTCTTCATGTAGAGGAATTGTGATCGTACTTTTTCTGTTCTTTCTTTGATAGCCCGTGATCATCGAGATCTGACGCTTGATCAGATTGAAAAAGAATCGGCGATTTTGATAATAGTCCTGGCCGCCATAAATGATTGAGTTGAGGGATTGGTCGCCAACTTTAAAGCGTGTATCTAAACTGCCCTGCTGCCACAGGGCAGAAGACGCGGGATAATGAGAATTATAGAACTCATCCTTGAATTGCTGCAGATGCTTTGATCCCATATCTGTAGGGTCAACATAGCCACCTAATGAATAATTTCCACCTGACTGATAAGATCCCATGTCACCTCTAAAATATACTGTATGACAATAATGTATTTTTGAAAATGAATTAAAGTGGAGTCAGATCAGATCCACTGCAACGACTACATTACAGGTGCGACAACGCGTCACTAATAGCTTGCGATTCTTCAGGAAAAACCACACGCAATAAAATCAATCGCCTCCGCATTCGCATATCAAAAATAACCCCCTGCGCCCTGATTACCCATCATATCAGTCATTTGATCTCCATAAACGCGCCTCCGGAGTTGTTCGATCGTAATGTTTTCATCGGGATGGCTGAACGACCCGTGAGGAAATGCAGTGTAGACGGCATATCTGAGAGCGTCCGCGATATGTTCTGACTTCTTCAAAGGCTTATCTTCTCCTCTGTCTGCAGCTTTAGGACACCACTGATACGAATGAATAGTCTCAATCAGAGTCTGACAGCTTTTGTGAACGACCAAGTTCTTATTAGCGATGAATTTAGACACCACTTTAATGCCTTCAATCACATCGTTTTTAGCATCTAATACGGGGAGATTTCTTTGCCTCAATTCAGCTTTTAGCGAGGCAGCAGATGGATCCACATATATAGCCCGAATAGAGTAACTGCCACAAAGATCAACGAGATCATTTGCGAGTTCGTCGTCCGTCTTCTGTCGTCCCTTTTTAACTGAGTCATAATAGTACTCCTGTATGACATGGATCTGAGGCCACTTAGTAGGAGTAACAGCACAAAGAACGGCAGCAGTAGCATTAGAAGTGCCATAGTCTACTCCAATAATATAATAGTTGGCATAGTCAATGGGATCTTCATACACGTTGAGATGGTCAAATCCATCATAGATTATCCCGTGACTAACAGCCCATTCGCCAAGTATATACCTAGAGTACCACATGCCTGAAAAAGATGCTTTGATACGGTTCTTGTACTCCTCGGTGAGAGAGGGGTTGTCGTCGAGAGTAAATTTCCACGTGATGAGATCTAGATTGGGATCGCCAGCTCGATCGATATATTCTTTCTTCAAAAAATGATTTGGACCTTCAGGATTACATGTAGCGAATAAGCGAGCACCCTTCACACTCAATCTACCTAGCAACATTTGGAAAACGGCATAGGGCAAACACCCGACTTCGTCAATATACGCAATTGCCAGCGTAGAGCCCTGAATTCGGCGCACGGCTCCCATATCATCACACCCTACGAAATACACATCCCTTCCGTAAATCTTTGTGCGGGCTGTTTTGTCTGAAGGTTTATTTCCCCCCAGTAGATTGTAAAGATCGGTGAGCACATTTCTCTGAATAGAATCTCTTGTCACCCCGAGGATCATACAATCCCCTGGCGGACCATTCTGAATGAAGTCCACGAGGGCTATAATTGACGCGAAGGTTTTCCCCGCACGAATAGAGCCTACCCAAATATTAATGGCGTGGGTGGCTTCTGTGTAGCTTTTAAGTTGTTTGGGAGAGAGCATCGTGAGACATAACCTTTTTTTCTAGATCGGTTACTCGCGCTAGAAGAGCTTTAGTTGCTTCACGCTCTTTTTGAAGATCTTCAATCAATTGGTGGTTTTGTTTGATAGTCTCGTAGAAAATGGGGAGTTGGGCTTCGTTAGCGAATCCGCTTTTCTTATCCCTTTCGTCCTTCTTGATGATTTCGTAGTCTATTTTGTGTTCGGTTATCTCTTTTTCGTGTTCGCGAACTTCTTTAAAATAAACTCCTAAAAATCTGCTGCCGTAAGCGGTGGATAATTCAGTATCTTTAAGCAACCTTCTGCCAATCCACTCGATCGCTCTTTCATAATACGCGCAAAAATAGGGTCTTTTTATTAATACAGCCCAATCACTTCTAGATATATATTCACAATAGAATTCAGAAAGATGAACTACTCTAGTTTCGCTTTCATCCATTTCTTTCATCCAAGCGAGAAGGGATTGCCCGAGAGACTCTAATTCCTCGTCGGTATGATTAGGGGGGCGTCCGTGACCTAAAGCGTTCTTACTTCCAAAGGGAGCCATATTACCAAGTATATTTGATAGAGATTAAGACGTCATCAACTTGCCCTTTAAACTGAGCGATGACGGATTCGACCATTTGTTTCATGACTGCGTCATCATGAGATAGGCATAGACCTTCCTGGTGAATCAGGAATTTCTCTGTGAAGGATTTATCTTCGCCTGATACTTTTACTTTTAATTCGATCATGCCAGCACACTATCACATCATTATTTTATTTCCATTAAAATAAAGTTTGGGACTTGCGTAAATCCCTACACTGTTGCACTATGTATACATAACAACAAACGAGGGTAAAATGAGAAATGAAAAATTCTGTTCTATACTAAGAAGGATTTCTATATTTTTATGTGCAGCTATATTTTGTTTTAATTTATGCTGGTCTTACTTTATATGGAAGGATATCAAAAAGTCAAAGGAGAGTATATCTAACATAAAAACCATACTAGTTATTAATAGTATAATGCCGGTGAATTGGCTTGAAGACCCTAGAATTATTGATTTTTTTGAAATATGCAAAGAAAACGGATTTTCAGAAAAAGATTCTCTAGGTTATCTTTACGAGAAGTTCGGGTCAGAGGCTGTCAAAAAATGTACGGAGGGATAGATGCAAGACTATCAATTCATAACTATCATCGCGGCCAACCTAGGGGTATTTCTGACTTTCCTTGGAGTGGCCATTTCTCTTCATCTAGATACGCGACGACGAGTAGACATGTTGAGTGACAGAAAACCGATTAGGAGAAAGAGAAAATGAAAATGACCCTTCAACCGCGCAGTAAATACGGGAGAATTTTATTCTATCCTATGTGTGAAATATCAAAGGCAATTGCTTCCCTACATCGAGATAAGAGAGTCGCCAATCATATCCTCACAGGGAGAGAAGTTGGTTTACTCGAGTCGATCGGATTTAAGATTGAGTTAGTGCCTTACCTTGAGGTAGAAAAGTGAGTTTTTTACATTTGGTTATTTTCTGCATACCCATCTTCCTATTTGCCGCATTGGCATTTTCGGT